TACTTAATACAGAATTGCAAAACCATCTTTATACCAGCAGACACGGCGTTGTCAAAGCTGTACCAAAAATAAATGATTTAGGTTTACAACCCGGTGATGAAGTTATTGTTCACCATAATGTATTCAGAAGATTTAGAGATGTGCGGGGTGCTGAAAAGAACAGCCGCTCATATTATGAAGAAGACAAATACTTTGTGTACCCTGATCAGATCTACGCATTCAAACGTGATAGCGAATGGAAACCTGTGAAGGGTTTTATATTTGTTAAGCCTATGCTAGACGAAAGAATGTTCTCCGAACATAACGAACTTCCTTTGATAGGAAAAGTTAAATATGCTTACGAAGGTTTTGAGAACGGAGAGCTTATAGGTTTTACACCTGGTACAGAATACGAATTTAATATTGAGGGGGAGAAAGTTTACCGAGTTCCCCAGAATCGAATCACAATCAAGTATGGACACCAAACAAGCGAAAAAGAATATAATCCTAGCTGGTCGCAAAGCAGTTGAAGAACTTATAAAAGTCGCACAAGAGCAAATCATTACCAATACGGAAGATGATGTTTCTGCTGACCGCTTAAAAAATGCCGCTGCTACTAAGAAGCTGGCCATCTTTGACGCGTTTGAAATACTTACTCGCATAGAAGAGGAAGAAAGAATACTTGAAAACAAACCAAAAGAAGAAAAAGAAAAGAAAACATTCTCAGGGTTTGCTGAAAAAAGATCTAGATAATGTACGAACAGACTCTAGTAAAAGAATCCGAGCACGTTAAGCTCACAACAATCAGCAGACTTAATAGATCCAAGTCTTGGAAATACGGCTATAACAAAGAACACGATATAGTTGTTATTAGTAAGAGTGGACAGATAGGGCAAATACTAGAGATTCAAAACTTATGTATAGCATTGCCGCCGGAACCTAAAGGGTTAAAGAAGGGAGCAAACAAGTGGGTTGTTTCAGACTATCCTAAGGAGCTTAAAAACATTAAAAGCATATTCGATTGGCAAACCTATCCAGATGAGTTTAAAAGCAATTGGGAGGGCTATATTGATGAAGAATTCAACCGGCGTGATAGTGGTTATTGGTTTTATAACAAGGGGACTCCTACTTACATCACTGGGACTCATTACATGTACTTGCAGTGGAGTAAGATCGATGTTGGACACCCCGATTACAGAGAAGCAAACAGACTCTTCTTTATATTTTGGGAAGCCTGTAAGGCAGATAACAGAAGCTATGGGATGTGCTATCTTAAAAACAGACGGAGTGGGTTTTCGTTTATGGCCTCTGGAGAAACAGTTAACCTCGCTACCATTTCAAGTGATGCAAGATTCGGTATATTATCAAAAACCGGTTCGGATGCAAAGAAAATGTTTACCGATAAGGTTGTACCCATATCCGTTAACTACCCGTTTTTCTTCAAACCTATACAAGATGGTATGGATCGACCGAAGACTGAACTGGCATATAGGGTTCCTGCTTCTAAGCTAACCCGTAAATCAATTCAGGCAAAAGAAAAGCAAATAGAGCTTGAGGGTCTTGATACAACTATTGACTGGAAGAATACAGGAGATAACTCTTATGATGGTGAGAAGCTAAAGCTTTTAGTGCATGATGAGAGCGGTAAATGGGAAAGGCCTGATAACATATTAAATAACTGGCGGGTTACAAAAACCACGCTTCGTTTGGGTGCCAGAATTATAGGCAAGTGTTTAATGGGATCAACATCGAATTCATTAGAAAAAGGTGGTGAAAACTTTAAAAAACTATATGCAGATTCTGACGTATCTAAAAGAAACTCTAATGGTCAAACAAAATCAGGATTATATTCACTCTTTATACCAATGGAGTGGAACTACGAAGGATTTATTGATCAGTACGGACAACCAGTTTTTAATACGCCTGAAAAAGAAGTATTAGACCCTTTTGGTGATACTATAGAACAAGGCGTTATAGATTACTGGAACAATGAAGTTGAAGGTCTTAAACAAGATCAAGATGCTTTAAATGAATATTATCGCCAGTTTCCACGCACAGAAGAGCACGCTTTTAGGGATGAAACAAAAAATAGCTTGTTTAATCTTGCAAAAATATACGAACAGATTGATTATAATGCAGATCTGCGTAATACTAATGTTGTAACTACTGGCAATTTTCAGTGGGTTAATGGTATAAAAGATACAAAAGTTGTGTTTATGCCAACGCCGCAAGGAAGATTTAAAGTATCTTGGATACCAGGTGCTAGTCTTCAGAATAGGCAAATTACAAAAAATGGTGTTAAATACCCGGGTAATGAGCACGTCGGCGCATTTGGTTGCGATAGCTACGACATATCGGGAACTACCGATGGTAAGGGTTCAAAAGGGGCTTTACACGGACTCACTAAGTTCACTATGGAAGATGCACCGCCAAGTACATTCTTCCTTGAATATATAGCTAGACCACAAACCGCTGAGATATTCTTTGAAGATGTATTGATGGCATGTGTATTTTATGGTATGCCGATACTAGCAGAGAATAACAAACCCAGGTTGCTTTATCATTTTAAGCGCCGTGGTTACAGGGGATACTCTATGAACCGTCCGGATAGGCTTTGGAATAAGCTATCAGTAACGGAAAAAGAAATAGGTGGTGTGCCTAACTCGAGTGAAGACATGAAACAAGCACACGCTGCGGCTATAGAAATGTACGTAGATAAGTACGTAGGTTTAATGGAAGATGGGCAGTACGGAAGCATGTACTTTAACGAAACACTTAATGACTGGTCTAAGTTTGATATAAATAAACGTACTAAGTACGATGCTGCAATAAGCTCGGGCTTAGCAATTATGGCATGTAATAAAGAATTGTATAGACCAGTGGGCAAATTAGAAAAAACAAAGTTAAATCTAAAGATTTCAAAATTCCGTCAAGACGGATTTACTTCTGAAATAATAAAATAATTTATGGCTAAGTCGGTTTCAAATAGCGCTTTCCCAAGTCAGATAGCCAGTGATGGTGAAAAAATGTCAGATGACTATGGATTGCAAGTAGCTAGAGCTATTCAAAACGAATGGTTCTCTAGCAATTCGGGTACTACGCGCTTCAGAAGCAACCAAAATACGTTTCATAACCTGAGATTGTATGCACGTGGCGAACAGAGTGTTCAGAAATATAAAGATGAATTATCTGTAAATGGTGACTTGTCGTACTTAAACCTTGACTGGAAGCCAGTACCTATATTATCTAAGTTTGTAGATATTGTAGTTAACGGTATTGCAGATCGTTCATTTGATTTAAAAGCATATTCACAAGATCCATATGGTGTAAGCAAACGCACAAAGTATATGGAATCTATTATACGTGACTTGCAGACAAAAGAGTTAAATGAGTTTGCTAAAGAAGCGTTTGATGTAAATTTATTTGAAAACAGTCCGGAGCAGTTACCTGATTCAAAAGAAGAGCTAGAGTTGCACATGCAGCTAAGCTACAAGCAAGGTATTGAAATTGCTGAAGAAATAGCTATTAATACTCTTCTTGACGGTAACCACTACGACCTAACTAAGAAAAGACTTTATTACGATCTTACTACACTAGGTATTGCTGCTGTTAAAAATACATTTAACCAATCGGAAGGTGTAACAGTAGAATATGTAGACCCTGCATATTTAGTACATTCTTACAGTGAGTCGCCGTACTTCGAAGACATTTATTATGTTGGTGAAGTAAAGTTTGTGCCTATCAATGAGCTTAAGAAGCAATTTCCTAATCTTGATGAAGCGCAATTAGAAAAAATACAGAAGCAAGGATCACATAATCATAGCGCTGGATACGACCAGTCTTTGGTAAACCATGATGTTCGTGACAATAATGTAGTGCAAGTCTTGTACTTTAATTATAAGACGTACATGAATGAAGTATATAAGGTTAAGGAAACCGCAACCGGTGCTTCTAAAATTATAGTAAGAGATGACCAATTTGATCCTCCTGTAGAATTACTTGAGGCTGAGTTTGGCAAAATGTCTCGTTCACTTGAAGTATTGTATGAAGGTGTACTTATATTAGGTACGGACATTCTGCTTAAGTGGGAGATGGCTAAAAATATGATGCGCCCTAAAAGTGATTATGCTAAAGTTAAAATGAACTACAGCATTGTTGCACCGCGCATGTATAAAGGTAAGATTGAATCTATTGTAAGCCGCTGTACTGGTTTTGCAGATATGATTCAAATTACTCACCTTAAGATGCAGCAAGTACTAAGCAAAATGATGCCTGATGGGGTATACATGGATGCCGACGGTCTTGCTGAAATTGATTTGGGTAACGGTACCAACTATAACCCACAGGAAGCGCTTAACATGTACTTCCAAACAGGTTCTGTTATTGGTCGTTCATTTACGAGCGAGGGTGATATGAATCCAGGCAAAGTGCCAATACAGCCCTTACAAACTGGTGCGGGCGGCCAGAAGCTGCAAACGCTTATACAAACCTATAACTATTACTTGCAAATGATTCGTGACGTTACGGGTCTTAATGAAGCTCGTGATGGTTCATCGCCTGATTCTAGAGCATTAGTAGGCGTTCAAAAAATGGCAGCAGCCAATTCAAACACAGCAACGCGTCATATCCTTGATGCTGGTTTATTCTTAACAGCAGAAACAGCCGAGTGTTTATCACTACGTATTTCTGATATTATAGAGTTTGATCCTTCGCGTGAAGCGTTTATACAAAAAATCGGCAGCCATAACGTAGGTATTTTAGCTGAGCTAGAAGACTTACACTTGCACGACTTTGGTATTTCATTAGAGCTTTCGCCGGATGACGAAGAAAAAGCGTTACTAGAAAACAATATTCAAACTGCATTATCTGCAGGACTTATTGATTTAGATGATGCTATTGATATACGTGAAGTTAAAAACTTAAAGCTAGCTAACCAGTTATTAAAGCTACGCCGTAAGAAAAAACAAGAGCGTGATCAAATGATGCAACAACAAAATATGCAAGCACAGGCACAAGCCAATGCTCAAGCACAACAAGTTGCAGCGCAATCTGAAATGCAGAAAGATCAAGCTGCATTACAAACTAAGTCTCAGCTAGAACAACTTAAAGCTCAACTAGAGCAAGCAAGAATTGACAAAGAAGTTGAGGCTAAGATGCAATTAATGGCATTGGAGTTTCAGTATAACATGAAGCTTAAAGGCTTAGAGGTTGATGCCGCTAAAACTAAGATCTCAGAAACTGAAGATCGCAAAGACAAAAGAACAAAAATTCAAGCTACACAACAAAGTGAGCTTATAGACCAAAGACAAAAAGGCGGTTCGCCTAAAGACTTCGAATCCTCTGGTAATGATATACTTGGTGGGGGTTTCGGTTTAGGAAGTTTCGAACCTAGGTAATAATAACCATAACAATTATATAATATTTTATCATGAGTGAAGAAACCAAAGACACATCCCCTGTTTCGCAGGGCGATGATGGTACTATTAAAGTGGATTTTTCAGCAGTATCTCAGGAAGCACCAGCAGAAGAAACTGTTGAGCAACCTGTAGAAGATGCACCTGTTAAGGAGCCTGTTGTTGAAGAAACACCAGTACAAGAAGAAACACCTGTAGAAGAACCTACAGAAGCAGCGGCTGAAGAGCCTGTTCTAATGGAAATTACAGACGAAGAGGCAGAGGTTGCAGCGCACCAGCTTGACGAACAAATCGCTGAAGCTGTTTTAGAGCAGGAAAAAACTGGCGTTGAATTACCGGAAAACATTCAGAAGGTTGTAGACTTTATGAATGAAACAGGGGGATCATTGGAAGATTACGTTCGTCTAAACACAGACTACTCTAGTCTTAACGAGGATCAGCTGCTTCGCGAGTACTATGAAACTAAGTATAGTGCTTATGATAGAGAGGACATCGACTTTTTATTAGCCGATAAGTTTTCTTACGACGAAGAGCTTGATGATGAACGCGAAATACGCTTAAAGAAATTAGAGCGCAAACAAGCACTAGCAGAAGCTAAAAATCATTTAGACGGCTTAAAGTCTAAATACTACGATGAAATTAAGATGGGTTCAAGATTGAATCCTGAACAGCAAAAAGCGATTGAATTTTTCAATCGTTATAATAAGGAGAGTGAAGAGGCTGCAAAAATAGCAGAACGACAAACCAGTAGGTTTAAACAAGAAAGCGAGAAAGTATTCAGCGACAAATTCGAAGGTTTCGATTACAGCGTTGGAGACAAAAAGTACCGCTTTAAGGTTAAAGACGCTGGCCAGGTTAAGGAAACTCAAGGCGACATTAACAACTTTATCAAGAAGTTCTTGAACGAAAAGGGAGAAATGCAAGATGCTAAGGGTTACCATAAATCGCTGTTCACCGCTATGAATGCCGATCAAGTTGCACAACACTTTTACGAGCAAGGTAAAGCCGATGCAGTAAAGGACAGTATGGCACGCACGAAGAATGTTGATATGAATCCGAGAGGGGCTCATGAAAAAGTTACAACACAAAACGGGTGGACTATACGCGCTGTAAATGATGGCGAAAGCACTTCTAAACTCAAAGTCAAGTTTAAAAAATAATTCATTAAAACAAATAAGAAATGAGTTTTGCAACGTCGCCAGCTGGTCTGGCAAACTTAGCTCACCTTACTCCACGTCCTATCAAGGGCTTGTTTGGTGACAATTATCTGTCTGTGGCTGACATGGACTTTACACAACAATTCCTTCCTGAGGTATACGAGAAAGAAGTAGAGCGCTACGGAAACCGTACAGTATCAGGATTCTTGCGCATGGTTGGTGCAGAAATGCCTATGGCTTCTGACCGCGTAGTATGGCAAGAGCAAGGACGTCTTCACATCGCTTACGACGGTATTACTGTTGATGCTGATGGTGATGCACTTACTATGCCTGCTGGTCACTTGATCGGTGCGGGTATGACTTTGGTAGTATCTAAAGGATACGTAAGCCACAAAGCATACGTTACTTCTGTATCTGGTAATACTGTAAACATTGCTGTTTACGATACTTCTGATGCAAACTTGAGTAGCACCTTTGATGCTGCTACTGATGCTAAAGTATTTGTTTACGGTTCTGAGTACACTAAAGGTTCTAGCGGTGCTGGAAACTCAATGGATGCTTCTTTCACTACTTTTGACAACAAGCCTATCATCTTACGTGATAAGTACAATGTTAAAGGTTCTGATGTAGCTCAAATTGGTTGGGTTGAAGTAACTACTGAAGCTGGTACTTCTGGTTACTTATGGTACTTGAAGTCTGAGCACGAGTCTCGTCTACGTTTTGAAGACTACTTGGAGATGAGCATGGTTGAAGCTGAAAAAGCTCAGACTACTATTGCTCAAGCTGCTGCTTTTGGTAACACTGCTTCAATCGAAGGTTCTGAAGGTCTATTCGCGGCTCTAGAGTCTCGCGGTTTGGTATTCAACGACCAAGATTTCAATAACGCTACTGGTTTGACTGGTTTGGGTGACTTCGACGTTATCCTTCAAGAATTAGACAAGCAAGGTGCTATTGAGGAGAACATGATGTTCTTGGATCGTCGTACTGCTTTAGATATCGACAACATGCTTGCACGTGCTAACAGCTACGGAACAGGTGGCACTTCTTACGGAGTATTCGATAACTCTGAAGATATGGCTTTGAACTTAGGTTTCTCTGGATTCCGTCGTGGTTCTTACGATTTCTACAAGACTGACTGGAAATACTTGAACGATTCTGCAACTCGCGGTAGCATTGCTGACGTAGAGGGTGTTATTGTTCCTGCTGGTACTTCTACTGTATACGACCAAAACTTAGGTCAGAACATCGCGCGTCCGTTCTTACACGTACGTTACCGTGCTTCTGAAGCTGAAGATCGTCGTATGAAGTCTTGGGTTACTGGTTCAGTTGGTGGCAACTACACTAGTGATGCTGATGAAATGAACGTACACTTCCTTTCTGAGCGTGCACTTTGTGTTCAAGCTGCGAACAACTTCGTAATGCTGAAGAAAACTACTGCTTAATTAGCGTAGTTAATCAAAAATATTACCCTCGTCCTTGTGGCGGGGGTAATTATTACCTTTATTTAATTATATTATATCATGGCACAAGCTAAAAAGCCCGCAGCAAAGCCTGCGGTAAAAAAAACAGCACCTGCAGCGGCAGTTGTTGAAGAAGCAGTTGCGGCACCCGTCGCAGCACCTGCACCTGTAGATACATGGGTTATCAAAGACAGATTGTACGAAATTACTTCAGGACGTAAACCACTGGCGTTTACATTACCTACCGTACATTCAGCTCGCACTCCCTTGTTATACTTTGATGAAAAATTGGGATACAACCGTGAATTGCGTTATGCAACTAACCAGCGTACCCCATTCGTTGATGAGCAACAAGGAACTGCAACATTAGGTCGTATCGTATTTAGAGACGGCATTTTGAGGGTACCAAAAGAAAATATAGTTTTACAAAAACTTCTTTCTTTATACCACCCATATACACTGCAAGGTCGCATTATGGAATATAAGCCAGAGCAGATCGCTGCAAACGAAACTGACTGGATTGAATTAGAGCTAGAAGCGATGACCGTTGCAAAATCAATGGATATCGACGAAGCTGAAGCAATTTTAAGAGCTCAATACGGCTCACAACAGGTATCTAACGCGTCTTCTAAAGAACTAAAACGTGATTTACTAATACTTGCGCGTAATAACCCTAGTCTCTTCTTAGACTTGGCTAATGACGACAACGTAATGCTGCGTAACATTGGAATCAAAGCTACCGAAACGGGAATTTTGAGTTTATCACAAGACCAACGCACATTTACATATGCAAGTAACGGAAGAAAGCTGTTAACAGTACCGTTTAATGAACATCCATATTCAGCACTCGCTGCTTACTTTAAAACAGATGAGGGTATGGAAGTATTACGAGCCGTAGAGAAACAGCTATAATACATATCTTTTTGTGATTAGGCTGCTGTAACAAGCGGCCTAATTACTTAATATACATAAACAAACACAAAATGGCAGTAAGCGTAGATACAGTATACCAAAGAGTATTGGCTATCCTTAACAAAGAACAAAGAGGGTACGTAACTCCTCAGGAATTTAACTTGTTTGCAAACCAAGCACAGTCTGATATTTTTGAGCAGTATTTCTATGACATTAACCAGTTCGGTAGAATGCATGGTAATGACACTGAATACTCTGACATGCTTAACCTCTTGAATGAAAAAATAAACATATTCGAGAAGAATGGTAGTATGACCTACTCTGCTCCTAACTGGACGGTCCCTAGTGATCTTTACCGGTTAGGTACAATTATTTATAATGGTATTGAAGCCGAGCGTATTAACGCAAACGAATATTTATATATCAATGCTTCTCCACTTACTAAGCCCACTAACGATCGCCCAATATTTGTAGCAAATTCTTCAGGCTATAAGGTGTATGGTGCGGCTGCATTAACTTCAGGAGTATCGTGTAATTATATTAAAGTACCTGCAACAGTTGAATGGGCATATAACACAGTGGCCGGAAGAGCTGTATATAATTCAACGAATGCTACTGATTTTGAGTTGCATGCTTCTGAAGAAACCGAACTGGTTTTTAAAATATTACAACTAGCAGGGCTTTCTATTAAAGAACTTCAGGTTTACCAAATTGGTAACCAAATGGAAGGGCAAAACACACAACAAGAAAAAGCTTAATAAATGGGATTAATTAATCAAACACAAAAGCTCTATTACGAAGGCGCTGACGGCAACTGGAATAGCGGAGATGAAAATTACGGTGATTACCAGTTTGTAAGCATTAAAGATATCATTAACAACTTCATTATTGCTTATGTTGGAGAAGATAAAATCATTAGCAAAATTAAGCGCACGGATGTTGCATTTCATGCTCAGCGTGCTTTACAAGAGCTTTCCTTCGATATACTACCCTCGGAAAAAGCTTTAGAAATTGAATTAGGGCCAGCGCTAGAAATGATTTTGCCACAAGACTACGTTAACTACGTTCGTTTTAGCTGGGCAGATGCAGGCGGTATAGAACACATTATCTATCCTACACGTCACTCGAGCAACCCCCAAGCTATTGTCCAAGATTCTGATTACGAATACACGTTTGATGGCAATGGTGAAAAGCAGTATGCTAATAAGTCTGAAACTTTAAAGAAGTTTGAAGCATCTAACCATGAAGCTAATAGTAAAGCAGAGCTTAGCACCAGTGAGCTCTTTAACCTTTATCGTCACGGTAGACGCTATGGGCTAAATCCCGAGTTTGCTCAAGGTAATGGTGTGTTCTACATTGATAAGCTTAAGGGTATCGCACACTTTAGCTCTAGCTTGGTAAACAAAATTGTTACATTAAAGTACATCAGTGACAGCTTAGGATCTGACGAAGATATGCGAGTGCATAAATTTGCAGAAGAAGCCGTTTACAAATATCTAGCTCATGCCATTCTGGCAACAAGAGCCAATACTCAAGAATATTTAGTCGCACGCTTTAAGAAAGAAGCGTTTGCAGCAAAAAGAGTTGCAAAACTCCGTATGTCTAACCTTAAGATTAGCGAGATTGCTCAAATCATGCGCAACCAGGCTAAATGGATTAAACACTAATACATGCCAAAATTAGCACACAACTTTGTCCAGGGTAAAATGAACAAGGATCTTGATGAGAGACTTGTGCCCAATGGCCAATATCGTGACGCCCTAAACATTCAGGTTTCAACATCTGAAGGTTCGGACGTCGGCGCTGTTGAGAACATATTAGGTAATACTAAACTAAATAAAAAGTCGTCCTCTGTAAATTGGGCGGCTAATTTTGGTTTAACCTCTGCACAATGTATAGGTACGGCTAGAGATACTCAAAACAACAAGTTGTATTGGTTTGTTACCTCGGCATCGGTTGACACTATATTAGAGTATGATGAAGCCACAGGCTTTGTTGCCCCTATATTGGTTGATACAGGCGCAGTATTAAATTTTAACACGGCTAACTTTATAACCGGTGTTAACGTTTTTGAG